CATAGTAATCTAACAAGTCCATTCGCTTTACAGCTGCAGTATTAATAATTGTAAGATACTCATTATCACAATTAAATGTGCCATCACCCTCAGAAAACTTTGCAACCTTAATTGGTATGCCACATTTTTCTCCAAACTCTTTGTAGTCATCCGCACTTAACATTTTTTCTTTTGTCATACCTAATTGATTGAATGCGTAAGAGTGTAGTGTTCTAAAGTATGATAGATCATTCTCTACATCTAATCCAAATTTTTCAGCTGCTCTGTTAGCCGCCTCAGTTGCGGCTTTTTTAGTAAACGAAAAGTACCCAATTTGTTTAGGTCTTATTCCATCTTTTATAAATTCATCCACTAAATTTAGTAGTGTTGTTGTCTTGCCTGTCCCTGGTGGTCCTAATATTATTGTTTTCATATTTTTATTATTATACTCCTATTTTTTCCTGGCAGTTTTTCTATCCACCCTCTTTCTTGTAATTGATTAACTTTTACAAAAATTAAACACTTACTAGATACTCCTGTACCTATTTTCATCTCTTCATAAGAAGGTGCCATATTGTTTTCATCAATATATTTTTTGATAAAATTAAAAAGTTCTAATTGTTTTTTAGTTAAGTTAAATTTTTTCATTAAAAATGTTCCTCCTGGTATGTTGTTTTAGAAACTGACGCCTCTGTCTGTTTCATTGTTTTTATTTTAATTAATCTTGGTTGTTGTTTCTTTATTCTAACTCTCTCTTCTCCTACAAATTCATCTAATTGTTTTATTAAATTACCTGTTTGATTTTTATCTTTCTCCCAGTGATTTCGTTTACAAAAATTATAAAAGTCTTCCATTCTGAAATATGTGTATTCTCTTTTCTCATCTGTAAATGGTAGTTTATTAAACACATCATCTATAATCCTTGCTGACTGCCTGTTAGTAGTCCAGTCTTGCAACAAACCTGTAAGTTCGTTTACCGGATCTAAAGACTCCAAAGGTTCTACTTCTTGTAATCCCTGCATCATTGGTTTTAAAAAATGTTGCTTCCAATCTTTTGGTTTTGGTATTGGTACTATTAAGTTTGCTTGATCTAAACACGCTAGTGCAAATAAGTTTGGACTGTAAAGTTGTTCTGATTTTAATTGTATTCTTTTTTTATCTACATCTAAAAACCATTCTGGTGGTTTAGAAGAATATTTTGTAAGACTACCCAACACAGGCATTTCTTCTTCACCAAATCCTACACCAAATCTTTTTGTTCTACATAAACCAGATTGACATACTGCATTGATAGGTGCATCTTTACATCTATACTTGTCATAACCTTTTCTATTTACTGATTTAATTAATTGTTGAACTTCACTGTTACTAAGTGGTGGTTCCATAAATTTCATATTTGCTTTTACAATTTCATCTTCCCAAGTATCTGGTGATGATTGTTTGTAGTACACTGCAATATTAAACAATGCATTGTTTCTGGAACCCTCACCAAAACCTGTTGTTGCAAGTTTATTTAAACAAGGTGGACCTCCAGAAAATGCTTCTTCTATTTTTTTCTTTTCCGTTTTAATTTGTTCCACCTCTTCTTTTCGTAAAGAAAACTTATCATAGAGCTGATAAAATTCCTCAAGTGTACAACCGGCGCCATTATCGTTGATAGCATAACGTAGTCCTTTCATTTCATTATAGTAGGGTAAGTTTAAAAAGTTACCAGTGTCCCCACGATCCACTAGTATCTCTGTTTGTTTTGGAAATATTTCTGACCCTTCATACCCAAGTATGATAGCCATTTCTTTTAGTTTTGATTGCATCAAAGATGCAGAGATATTTTCTTTTGTAAATAAAAATACGTGTGCTCCGCCAGACTTACTACGGCAAACTATTAAAGGGAGTTTATGATCCCGAATGTTTTTAACGAGGCTAGTGTGATCAAAATTATATTCGTCAATATCAATACAGCCCCACCTACAATCATTGTTTTGTGTAATAGGGATGATACCGAGTGCCGGTCCTTCTCCACGTAAATGTTTTTCCCAGAGTTCGTCGGTAACGGTTTTACGTACAATAAAAGCTTTGCCTTGTTGCTTTCCGTTTGCGCCTCGCTCGCCAGGTTGATATTGTCCATATGCGATTTCTAATCCTAAAAATATTGATTTAAATTTATTCATTATCATTTCTTCCTTCTTTGTAAAGGGGCTTCTGGTAGGTCTCACCCAGAATTATACCTAAGTTGTCTTACCAACCTTGTCTGCATAACAGCTACAAAGACCAATGGGCCCCTTTATTTAATTTAGTATGGAGTTGAGTCCGATACTTTCTCTTCTACGTCAGCTTTTGTTTGAACGGTCCCTTTAGATACATTTGCAGAAAAATCTTTTGCACTTAAGTACAAAGACTTATCTTCCTGTCCTAAAATTCTGTCCTGCGTTACAACCCAGCCATACCAAGAACCTTTATCGTTCTTTTGTAATGTTGACGCTAGATTATAAACAACTCCGTGCATAGGTGGTATAGCAAATCCACCTTTTCCGTCAGCAATTTGTATGGTTTTCATCATAGAATTCCATTTTTTACTCACGTTTAATTGAGTTGATTTCATTGTGATCAAAGCAGGAGTATAACCACCAGACTTTGTCTCAATCATAACATAATAAGAAGCTGTCTCTTCTAAATAGTTACCATTTGGCAATCTAATTTTAGATCCATCTCTCTTACCTGTTGCAATTACCGGACTGTTCGGTAGGTGTACAGCCACAGGAGCACCTGGACCATCGCCTCTATCCGACCATTCTGGATAATCTTTTTTGTAGTAGCAAGGAATTATCTTGATACCTTTTTTACCATCGAACAATTCGCTGGTAACAGTATTATAAATCATACCAGGTTTGGCACCATCTATATACTTTGCATCACCATCAGTTACCTGCGGTGACAGTTGTCCTAAGATTCTGACAAATGGTAACGCCATATCTTCTTGCGTCATATTCTCAAAACCTTTTGCTGCATCATCACCAAACAAGGCAATTGATCCAGTATCTTTTTTCATTACTTCATTACTCATTATTGTTTCTCCATTATTTATTTCCGAGTTATTTTAGTTTTGTCTTTAATCCACGTACTAAAGACATCAGATGGCATATCGAGCCCGGACTCGATACGCTCTCTGAATAGGGCAGTCAATGTCATCCAAGCCACATCAGATTTCTGCTCTGGCTCATATCCATTTTCTGCCGCAAGGTTCAACAGTTGTTGCGCCTTGTCATCTTCTCCTTTACCAAAAGTTACAAAGACATTGTTTTTAATAATATCTCCTAACCCCTGTTCACGAAGCCATTTGTAGGCTGCATTCCTCTTGTCCACATCTTTGGGAAGAGTGCACCTAAATTCTTTTTTCACAGATACTTTAGAACCATCAGCTAATTTAATTTCTGTCAGTCCTTGCTCTGCAAGTAATTCTGGTATCACACGAGAACTGATATCGTCAGCCTCTGCTTTTTTATTTTTAAGTTGCTCTTCTAATGAAGCAATCTCATCCTCTTTATTTTTTAACTTTACACATTCTTGTGCAACAGTTGATACTTCTACATTATCTAAAAGATCTTTTGAATCTTCCAGCATCATATTTCTTACGTCTTCACTCATTGTTATCCTTTCTGATATCCGTCCACTTCTAATGGATAGTATCTATATTCTCTTTTATCCCATTTCAACATATTAAACTGTCCGTTTGTAGTTTCACCTACTAGCCAAGTTGATAATCCTATTATTACAGGATCTCCTACAGCAAGTAAATAATCTTCCTTACGAAAGTCTTGTAAATTTTTTCTCATCTTCTGCACATAAGGTGCAGTAGAAAATATTGCTTGGTCCCTATTGGGTAAGCATATTACAAGATAACCAAAATCAGACGCACTTAATATATTTATATTAGGTGGTGGTTGTTGAATTACATAAACAAATTTTTCTTTAGGATTGCTTTTATAAAATTCTAAAAAGCTTGCTAAAGAATCTGGTTTGTATAACTCAAATATTTTATTTTTCATTTCTTACTTCTTGACAAGGTATATAGTAGTGTTTATATAATTGTCAACTAGAAAGAAGAAAAAAATTATGAATTATAAATTTAAAACAAAACCATACGCACATCAAATAACTGCGTTAGAAAAATCTTGGGATAAAAAAGAATACGCCTACTTTATGGAAATGGGTACAGGTAAATCAAAAGTATTAGTAGATAATATTGCTATGCTGTATGATAAAGGTAAAATAAATGCGGCGTTAATTATAGCACCAAAAGGTGTTTATAGAAACTGGTTTTCTGGTGAGATACCAAATCATTTAGCTAGTCACATAGATCATAAAACTGTATTATGGACTGCGACTACATCTAAAACAAAGGATAAAGAGTATCAACAATTATTTAAAGTAGACTTAGACCTTCACATCCTTGTAATGAATGTAGAAGCATTCTCTACTAAAAAAGGTTTAGAGTTTGCTACTAAGTTTTTAAACTGCCATAATACATTGATGGCTATAGATGAATCTACAACTATAAAAACACCTACAGCAAAAAGAACTAAAGCTATTCTTGCATTAGGTTTACTTGCTAAATACAGAAGAATACTTACAGGTTCTCCTGTAACTAAATCACCTTTAGATTTGTACACACAGTGTGGTTTTCTTGATAGTTTTTTACTAGGTTTTGATAGTTATTATGCATTTAGAAATAGATACGCTACAATGTTAGATCGTAATTTTGGTGGTCGTAGAGTACAGATTATTGTTGGTTATAAAAAACTAGGTGAGCTGTCAGAAAAACTAAAACCTTTTTCTTACCGAGTATTAAAAGAAGATTGCCTAGACTTACCAGAAAAAACTTACATACAAAGAGAAGTAGAATTAACTGATGAGCAGAAAGAAATATATTCTACTATGAAATCCGCGGCCCTCGCTTCTCTAAAAGGTAAAATGGCTACAGCGCCACACATACTAACGCAAATGATGCGTCTACACCAAATAACTTGTGGTCATTTAAAGAACGATGATGACAGTATTACAGAGATAAAAAACAATCGTATGAATTGTTTAATAGAATTGCTTGAAGAAGTAGAAGGTAAAGTAATTATATGGGCTAACTATGTGTACGATATTAAACAAATAGTAAAAGCTATATCTAAAAAGTATGGAGAAGACTCTATAGTACAATATTATGGTGCAGTCCCTGCAGATGTTAGACAAACTAATATAGAAAAATTTCAGGACCCTAATTCACCTGCAAGATTCTTTGTTGGTAATCCGCAAACCGGTGGTTATGGTATTACATTAACTGCTGCTAATAATATGATTTATTATTCTAATGGATATGACTTAGAAAAAAGACTACAGTCAGAAGACAGAGCACACAGAATAGGTCAAAAGAAGGCGGTAACATACATCGACCTTATAGCACCAAAAACTATTGATGAAAAGATTAGAAAAGCTTTGCGTAAGAAGATCAATATAGCTACAGAAATTATGGGTGAGGAGCTAAGAGATTGGATTTAATAATTTTAAACGATGGTCTGTATCAGTTAATTCCTGTTACAAAACAAATTATGCAAGGCATAGTAATAACTGCAGAAGTAGATTGTTTTGATCTTTGTGAAATACTGAGAACTAAACTTACAGGTTATGTTGAAACTGTAAACCTACATATGATGAATGATGGCTCTGGTAATTTTATTGGTTGCATTTGTGGGTAGGATATTATAGGATAAAACTAATTTCTTTTAAAAAATTTGAAAGCTCAAGGGCGTCCAAATCTTGCCAATGGCATTTCCCTGTACGTTACCGATGACCTGCAAGGGTAGGGACCTGGAGTTTGGCCGACTGTTAGTACGTGCACGGAAAGCAGTCGGTTTTATATGATTATAAAATATCTTTTGCTTTACCTAAAATAGGTTTGTATTTAGTCTTACCTTCTTCTCTGTAAGCGTGAAGAAATTGTTTTCTTGGTGTGCCTTCTGTAATACTGCAATGTATCCACCCCGAATTAGGTTCTCCAGGAGTATAATATTCAACAATCAGCTGATCCCATTCAAGCTCTCTATGTATCCAATCCGCAAGTTCAGCATTGTCGACTCCAACACATTCGAAGTCTGCCGCTTCTGCTCGCGAGTGTTGGCTGTTAATTGAACTACCAATAGCTGTGCACAACTCAGGTGAACGGAACCCTGACGTCACCTTAACTCTA